TCATTTTACCTCGTGGCGGTGGTGGAGGTGGAAGTGGCAGCGGATCACTTACCTCAATATCTGGAGGCACTGGCATTACAGTATCACCAAATCCTATTACAACCACTGGCACAGTCTCCGCAGACTTATCTGTTTTAATGGAGTTAACAGATACTACTTTATTAAATCTTACTACAAGGTTTGCGACAAAGCAGCCTAACATAACACTTACCACTACTGGCACAAGTGGAGCTGCTACCTTAACAGATGCAATTTTAAACATTCCACAGTACACTGGAGGCAGCGGCACAGTTACCAGTGTAGGTAGTGGTTACGGATTACTTGGTGGGCCTATAACAACAACCGGTACACTAACAGTTGACACTTCCACAGTCTATGACTTTGTAAGAGATAGCATTGTAGCAGTTGAAATAGGAGGAGATACAATAAAAATAATTAAACAGGAATACGAAAATGTTACAAGTGACACATTGACATTTACTATACTTCCTAAATTCCCTATTCAGCTAAGGCAGTTTATTCTGCTCTTCCGCAATGGGCAGTTACTACTTAATGACCAGTTTTCCGTTATTGACACAAACAAGGTTAAGGTAGCAGCTACATCTTTTAAACTTGGTGAAAATTATACGTTAGTTACAGTTAGCGGCATCGGCTCTGTTTCTTCCGGGCAAGGTAATCCAATCTATCCAGAGGCAGGCATAGCCCTATCCACAGGCACAACATGGACAACATCAATTACAAATAATTCAAGTAATTGGAATACTGCATTTACAGATAGACTAAAATGGGATGGAAATAGCACAGGTTTAGTAGCAGCGACAGGGCGAACAAGTTTAGGCGGCACAACGGTAGGGCAATCAATGTTTACCTTAATAAATCCTTCTGCTATTACCTTTCCAAGGTTCAATGCTGATAATTCTGTTACGGCATTATCTGCTGCTAATTTTCGTACTGCCATTGGCGCAGGAACTGTAACAACTGTTACGGCAGCCGCAGGTACTCCGATAAGCATAACTAATAATACAACAACTCCAGAACTATCAATGAATGCTGCATCGGCAAGTGTGCCAGGTTATTTGTCATCTGCGGATTGGACTACATTTAATAATAAGCAAAATGCTTTATCTAATGCAAGTACATCTGTAAACGGTATTTTAACCTCAACAGATTGGAATACATTTAACGGTAAACAAAATACTATAAAACTTACTACAACAGGAACAAGTGGAGCTGCTACATTAAGTGGTGATACTTTAAACATTCCACAATACAGCGGAGGCGGAGGAGGCTCTGGCACTGTTACAAGTGTAGGATTAACTGCTCCTTCTATATTTAACGTAGGCGGTTCACCTGTTACAACAAGCGGCACTTTGGCATTGACATATAGTGGTAATGCTTTACCTATTGCAAATGGTGGTACAGGTGCAACCACTCAAGCAAATGCAAGAATAACATTAGGAGGTACAACAAGTGGTATATCACTTTTTACATTAACAAATAGTGTTTCTGATAAATTTATAAAAGTTAATTCTAACAATACTATTACTTTATTAAATGCAGACGATACAAGAACTGCTATTGGTGCAGGAACGGGCAATGTTTCAAGTGTAGCAATGACTGTACCTACCTTTCTATCTGTATCTGGCAGCCCTGTAACATCAAGCGGTACATTGGCTGTATCATTAAGCGGTGTTCCTTTGCCTGTTTTAAACGGTGGTACTGGAGGAGCAAATGCGGCAGACGCAAGGAATGAATTAGGTGCAGCTTGTAAATCGTGTAATGAGACATTAACAGGAAATAAAACATTTAGTGGTACGGTTACTTTATCATCTGTATCTGGCACTGCTACAAGTGTTATTGGTAGGAGTAGCACAGGGCAGGTGGTTGGAGTTACAGTAGGTAGTGGCTTATCTTTAGCAAGTGGTACATTGTCTGCAAGTACAGGTAATTATACAAGATATACAGGTACATCAATAACAGTGCCTGCAACTGATAAATATGTTGATATACATAATAGTGGAACTGTTACTTTAACTCTTCCAAATGCAGCAGATTATACAGGTAAAGAAATTGTTGTAAAAAACAGTATTACTACACTTGTAAAGTCTGCAACATCTAATATAATTACATTTGCATTAGGTACTACTCCTGCTGTTACAACTATTTTATCTGGTAGTACAGAAGCAAAATTTGCAGTATTGGTTAGTGATGGCACATACTGGAGGATTTTACAAGCAAACTAAAAAAACATAAACATGAAACAACTCCTTTCCCTCTTCCTCTTCCTTGTCCCTTGCCTTGCATGGGCACAGTATCCGAGCAATGGCAACCAAAAGATAACGCTTGGTGAGCAGACGACTGCCGATGGGCTTATTTGGCGGGGTGTGGCATCCATTGACACAGTCACGGCAACAAGCAAAATAACACGGGCAAACAAACAAGATACAAGTGCTTTTCTTTTGCTTGATACGGTTACTAATTTGCTATGGCATTATAAAACGGCAAGTAATGGATGGATACAAGCTGGAGGAGGTACTTCGGTTACAACCTTTAGCGGTGGAACAACAGGATTAACACCAAGCACGGCAACAAGTGGCGCGGTAACATTGGGCGGTACTTTGGCGGTGGCGAATGGGGGAACGGGAAGTGCAACGCAAAACTTTGTAGATTTGACAACGACGCAAAGTAGTATTGCAGGAGCAAAGACTTTTACAAGCGCGGTGACGGCAACAAGGTTCAACCCAACGGCATCAACATTAACGGGCACTGGAATGTTTTTACCAGTATCAAATACATTAGGATTTTCAACTAATGGAACAGAAAGATTAAGATTAACATCAACAGCTTTAGGTTTAGGTGTTACTCCAAAAAATTTATCAACAGATTTACCTACATTTCAAGCTGGTAATGCTACTTTTGCTGGGTCTGCATCATCAAATGTTGCTTATGTAGGTACAAATTATTATTATGACCAAAATGCTGGTGTTAATAAATTTATCGGCAGCGGTTATTCAACTCGATTTCAAACAGATAATGGTAGTTATTATTTTTTATCCTCAAGCGCTTCAGGTAGTGCTGATGCAACAGTATCTTTTACACAAGCAATGACTTTAGATGTAGGTGGCGAATTATGGATTGGTTACACAGCTGACCAAGGTGCTTATAAATTACAAGTAAATTCTCAAATATTTGCAACAAATGCAACTATTGCAACCTCTGATATAAGATTTAAAGAAAATATACAACCTTTAGATAAAGGATTAGAAATTATAAATAAATTAAAACCAGTTAAATTTAATTTTATAAGTACAACTGAAAACAATTTTAGTGAATTTGATGAAATAGGTTTTATTGCTCAAGATGTCGAAGGAGCATTGTCAACAGAATTATTTGCCAAAGCGGTTGTAAAAAAATTAGATGAGGATAAAGATGACAGCGCACTTGGACTAATGACTGAAAAATTAATACCCATCCTCACCAAAGCCATACAGGAGCAACAAGCCCAAATCAAAGCACTTGAACAAAGAATTATTAACCTCGAAAATAAATAAAATGAGATACCTATTTTTATTCCTTCCCTTGTTTTCCTTTGCGCAAGACGTTGTCAAAGACACGGTGTACATTCAAAAGCAAGGCAACATTTATTACATCATTCAGCAGACTACTTTGTCGGATAGCACAGTCACAGGCTCAAAGCAAATATTGGGAGATAGTGCAACTGCCATTCAAAGCCTTGTCACCGATGCTGAAAGGCAAAGTAACACGATTGCCATTCACGCAAAGCCTATTATCACAAAGGGTAAATCGGTGCAAAGGATAAATTATTACAACGACTTACACGTTCAAATTAGTGGTAAGCCTGTGTATTTTACAACGGCTCAACGGGATACGGCAAAGTTTGTCGGTGACTGGAGGCTAAATTTTAACGGTGAAATTATTGATGGTGTTATTGAGTTAAACAACAACAAGCGTTTAATCTTCAACCCAGACAACGGCAAAGTTTATTCTATTTCAACCAACTTGCTTTTAGCTACATTTACCAATCAAATTAGCTTTACCTTTAACTCCGTTAAATACGACTTGTACAAATATGCTGATGGCAAATTTGCAACGGTGGATGGTGATGTAAGGTTAATAAAACTTGAATAATGAAAGCAGTTATATACAATATTTTTAAACTTGGTTACGATGGCATTGCCTATTCAATTTGTTGCGGAGTGCTATTCTCGTTTTTCTTACCCATCAAACATTTCTTGATATTTACAATCTTTGTTGTTTTTGCAGACACGGTCACGGGAATCATGGCGGCAAGGAAAAGGGGAGAGGCGATAACGAGCAAAGGGCTTTATCGCACATCGCAAAAGGTGGTTGTTTACTTTGTTGGCATCATGATTTTTGAAGGTGCAAAAAATACTTTTAGCTTACCTTTAAACATTACTTACATGGTAGCCTTTACCATCGCCACAACGGAGCTTTATAGTATTTCAGAAAACATAAAGTCAATGACTGGAGTAAATATTGGAACGCTAATTCTTAGATTTTTCAGACGTTAAAAACAAATAATATGCAAACTAATTTAAAAGATGCCCTTAAAAATGCAGATACAATTTCCAGTCCTTTAGGAGACGTGAGTTGTTACGCTTTCAATTTTGCAGAACTTGCACAAGAGGTAAATGTACTTCTTACTGATGATGGAAAGAAGGTCAAATTTACATGGCGAGAATATGTTAAACTTGCTCAAATCATTTGGGATAAAATCAAGGAGACAAGCCGCGAATGTGCTGGGAAAGAGATTTCGGTTAGTTTACCGCCAAAATTTTCTATAATTTCCGCAGCTTTTTCGCTCATCGGGTTTAAGTTATAGGCGCAGAGAAGTCGCTACCTTAGTGCCGAGGGGAGTTGATTAATTTCTTCTCCCCTTAAAAATATAAAACATGAAAGCAAATGAATTTTTAATATGCCTTGATGCCGGGCATGGTGGCATGAGAAACGGAACGGGCCCAGAGAAATATGTTACCTATCCTTCAAAGTGCTACCAACATCGCACAGGCAAGTTTCATTCCTATGGATGGTTTTTTGAGGGAGTGTTTAATCGCTCTTTAGCTAACTATTTAGAGCAGTACCTCCTTGACTATGGCTTTTCAGTTAAAAAGATATACGAGCCTATCCATGACACAACATTGAATAAACGCTGCCAACTTGCCAACTCCTACGCATCTGTAGCTAAACACTCTGTACTTGTTTCTATTCATGGCAATGCAGCCGCAGCAACAACTGCCAGAGGATGGGAAATATTTACATCACCTGGACAAACGAAAGCGGATCTGCTTGCAACTTGTATCGGGGAGCAGGTAAAGAGTAGTACACCAGGCTGGGTGCATAGAGCTGATTATTTAGATGGTGATTTGGATAGGGAGGCAAGGTTTACTATGCTTACCGGTGTATCCATGCCTGCGGTGTTGTCGGAGAATGGATTCTTTACCAATTATTCTGATGCTGGTTTAATGATTGATTTGTCTTGGCAGCAGAGTATTGCTAAAGCGCACGCAAAGGGCATCTTA